TGTAGACCTAAAGCGGTAGCTAGTAGAATAAGTAAGAAAGAGGCAGCTAAGAAGACTGGCCCCAAGAAAGTTAAGTGGTCAGTGACTGCATCAGGTAAGAAGAGGAATGCGTAATGGCAAAGAAGATGTGTCCAAAATGTAAAGGCAAGGGTTGCTCTCATTGTGGGGGTACAGGTTATCATAAAGTAGGAATGGCAAAAGGTGGTGATATGGGTAAGAAAATGAATGCTGGAATGGCAGCGCTTAAGAAAGAGGCTCCTGCAGTAGCTAAGAAGATGGGCTATATGGGTGGCGGTATGGCTAAGAAAAAGATGGGCTATGCTCACGGTGGTCTAGCCTGTGGTGCATCTAATAAGCCTTCTCAAGCAGGTACAAAAAAAGTTAAGACCAGCTAATGTCTTTCGTAAATCAAGGTAAACCAGCACGTATTAAGTCTGTTTATGGGCATAATACAGGTACAACTGCAGAGACTGTCTACACTTGTCCTGCTAATTGTGTAGCTGAGATTACCTTTATACACGTAGTTAATGGTGGTGGTTCTACTAATACTATTGAGGTAGAGTGGTATGTATCGGCTGATACTTACACATCTCATTTTCTTAAGGGTAAGTCTATTAACGCTGGGGATTATGTAAGCTTTAATGAAATAGACTTGGTGATACAGTCGGGTGATGAGATTAGGGTTACTCCTAGTGGATCTGGACATATAGATACAATACTTACAGTAACAGAAACCTTTGTGCCTATAGGGTAACGGGTATGCACATTTTATATCTACTATAGCGCTAGAAATTATGTATAACTATCTCCGCACGTAATAAAAGGAGATAGTGCAATGTTTAAGAATTTACTAACACGTATTCAGAATCATCAGCAGCGTAGAGCAGACTACTGGGTTCTAAAGAATATGTCTAATAAAGAACTACACGATATAGGTATATCAAGAGGAGAGATATATAATCGTGTATACGGCAACGAACAGTGAGGTTAAGTAAGGAGTTACCCCTTATACTAAGTTTAACTGTTATAGCTGGTGTGTCCTCTGGGGATACAGATAGACAAACAGGTAGTGGACTTATAAGAGGGGGTTCCTACAGTGATAGATCCAGTAACCGCTATAGGTTTAGCCACAACTGCATTTAATACTCTTAAGAAGGGTATTGCAGTTGGGAAAGACTTACAAGATATGGGTAGCCAGCTAACACAGTGGGCTGGTGCTATAAGTGACTTAGATTTCGCTGAAAGACAGAACGCTAAACCACCTTGGTATAAAACCCTTGGTGGTGGCGTTCAAGCAGAAGCAATGGAGATATTCGCAGCTAAGAAGAAAGCTGAGTCTATGCGTAAGGAGTTAAAAGATTACATCTGTGTAATGTATGGCCCCTCGCACTGGGAAGAGCTTTTACGTATTGAGGCTGATATAAGAAAGCAGAAGAAAGAACACGATCATAAACGAATAGAGATGCAGCGTAAGTTAATAGAGTGGGGAGCAGGCTTTGTGTTGTTCCTAGTTATTACGGGTAGTCTTGTTGGTTTTGTATATTTAAGGACTTTAAGATGACAAGAGCTTTAACAGAAAAACAACAGAAGTTCCTAGAGGTTCTCTTTGATGAGGCTAATGGGGATGTTGTTCAAGCAAAGAAGTTAGCTGGCTATGGGGAGAACAGTTCTACTTCTGTTATTGTAGAGTCTCTAAAAGATGAGATAGGTGAGAAGACACGTACTTGGTTTGCTCGTACTGCACCAAAGGCAGCTATGGCAATGACACAAGCATTATACGATCCTACTGAGTTAGGTATTCGTGACAAGATGGCTGCAGCGAAGGATTTGCTTGATCGCGCTGGGCTAGGCAAGGTAGACAAGGTTGATGTTACTTCAGGAGGAGGTGGTATATTTTATTTACCCCCCAAAGAAGGAAAGAACGAGTAGACCTTGCCACAAATTGACTATAAGAGAGACTTAGGTTTCTGGGAATTGCCCAAGCCTAAGAAAGGTAAAGAGAAAGAATGGCACCCTGTAGCTAAAGTATCTCAAACAATACCTTTTGGGTATGATGTAGACCCCGAAAATGATAAACTATTACTACCCATACCCCACGAATTAGAAGCCCTAGAGTTAGCAAAAAGACACCTAAATCAATATAGTTACAGAGAAGTCGCTATTTGGTTGACAAAGCATACAGATAGGTGTATATCTCATATGGGTTTAAAAAGGCGGGTTGAGATTGACAAAAGACGTAAAAAAGCAGCTATTATTAAACGCAGACTTGCCAAAAGGCTCCAAGAAACCCTCGCGGAAATCGAGAAGCTTGAAAAAGGCAGGGTCGGGGCGTACTCAGAAGAAGAATAGCAAGACAGAGACAGTCGCTACTCCCCTTGAAACTGTTGCTGCAGAGGCTAAGGCTCCTGAGTTTGATGTCGAGGCAGCACAGTCAGTAGTGTTTAAGCCAAACCCCGGCCCTCAGACAGACTTTCTTAGTTCATCTGAGCGTGAGGTTTTATATGGCGGTAGTGCTGGTGGTGGTAAGAGCTATGCGATGCTTGCTGACCCACTACACGGTTTAAACGATCCTAACTTTAGTGGGTTGTTAGTACGACATACTACAGAAGAACTAAGGGAACTTATACAGAAATCTCAGGAGTTATACCCTCGTGCTATTCCCGGCATTAAGTGGTCTGAACGTAAGTCTCAGTGGACATCACCTAGAGGTGGTAGACTCTGGATGTCATATCTGGATAAGGATATGGACGTTACGAGGTATCAGGGTCAGGCGTTTAACTGGATTGGGTTCGATGAACTTACTCAATGGCCTTCACCTTTCGCTTGGGATTATATGAGGAGTCGCTTGAGATCCGCAAGTTCTATGGAGCTAGGTCTATATATGAGAGCGACTACTAACCCCGGTGGTAGCGGTCACTCTTGGGTTAAGAAGATGTTTATTGACCCAGCGCCTTACAATAAATCTTTCTGGGCAACTAATATCGAAACTGGTGAAGAGATTAAGTATCCAGCGGGTCACTCCAAAGCTGGTCAGTCTTTGTTTAAGCGTAGGTTTATACCTGCTAGTCTGTTTGATAATCCTTACTTAGCAGAGAGTGGTGACTACGAGGCAATGCTTCTTTCGCTACCAGAACACCAACGTAAGCAATTACTAGAAGGAAACTGGGATGTTAACGAAGGCGCAGCCTTTCCTGAGTGGAATAGAGCCATACACATCGTTGAGCCTTTTAAAATTCCCTCAAATTGGACTAAGTTTAGAGCTTGCGACTACGGTTACGGAAGTTACACAGGCGTTGTCTGGATTGCTGTATCACCCTCTGAACAGCTTGTTGTCTACAGAGAGCTATATTGTTCTAAGGTTACAGCTACTGATCTAGCAGATATGGTACTGGAAGCAGAGGCAGAAGATGGTACAATTAGATATGGTGTTCTGGATAGTTCTCTATGGCACAAGCGTGGTGATACTGGCCCGTCACTGGCTGAACAAATGAATATGAAGGGTTGCCGCTGGCGTCCTTCTGATAGGTCTAGAGGATCTCGTGTAGCAGGTAAGAACGAGATGCATAGAAGGTTACAGGTAGATGAGTATACAGAAGAGCCTCGTATGGTTTTCTTCTCTACTTGCACTAACACTGTAGCTCAACTACCGTCAATACCTCTTGATAAGAGAAACCCAGAGGATGTTGATACAAATGCAGAAGATCACTTGTATGACGCTCTAAGGTATGGTATAATGACAAGACCTAGAAGTTCTATATGGGATTACAACCCTGCAACTCAACGATCAGGGTTTCAAGCCTCTGACCCTAGCTTTGGATATTGAATATGGCAGAACAAGACGAACTTATGTTTGAAACAGATGAAGTTACAGCGGCAGAGGATGCAGAAGATAGCATCTTTGAGTCTGTATCAAGCGTTGTATCTTTTGTAAATGAGCGATTTAAACGTGCTGAAGATTCTCGTAGTGGTGATGAGGATCGTTGGCTACGTGCTTACAGAAACTATCGCGGTATTTATGGAACGGATGTTCAGTTCACTGACACAGAAAAGTCTCGTATATTTGTAAAGGTTACTAAAACAAAAACTCTCGCAGCCTACGGACAGATTGTTGATGTGTTGTTTGGTAACAATAAGTTTCCACTAACTATAGACCCCTCTGTTTTACCAGATGGTGTAGCTGAGTCAGTTCACATAAACATAGACCCTAACGCAGCACAGGCTGGAGAGGCTTTAACAGCGGTTACTAGAGATGATGCCCCAAAGCCTTATCTTATTGGCCCAGACACAGAACTACTTCCGGGTGAAACTATTGTAGACTTACAGAAACGTCTTGGCCCATTGACTGAGAAGCTTGCACCCGTAAGTGAGAAAGTTGTAGAGGGAGAGGGAACTACATCTACTACAGTAACATTTCATCCCGCTATGGTTGCTGCTAAGAAGATGGAAAAGAAGATCCACGATCAGCTTGTAGAGTCAGGTGCTAATAAACATCTGCGCAGTATGGCTTTTGAAATGGCTCTTCTAGGCACTGGTGTTATGAAAGGCCCGTTTGCTGTAGATAAAGAGTACCCTAATTGGAACGAAGAGGGTGAGTATGACCCACTAGTAAAGACTGTGCCATCTACAAGTCACGTTAGTGTGTGGAACTTTTACCCTGACCCAGAAGCTACATCTATGGATGATGCAGAGTACGTTGTAGAGCGTCACAAGATGTCTCGCACTGAATTACGTAGTTTAAAACACCGTCCTTACTTTATGAGTGATGCTGTAGAGCTTGCCGTAGATAAAGGCCCAGACTACGATATGAAGTACTGGGAACAAACTATGGAAGACAGTGACACTGAAGCTTCTACAGAGCGCTGGGAAGTA